AAACGCAAGTTCCTGTTGGAACGAATGGACGAGCTGACAGTGGATGCAATCAGACGATTTTCGCTGTCTGATGTGGATATGACCACAGCACGGCTGTACATCGACTTTCTTGTTGAATTCATTGTGGAGCATGAGATCCCGACGAGGGAACCGCTTTCGGAGCTGGCTGAGGATATCCAGTCCTACGTATATGCCTGCATGATGAACAAAGTGTGCGCCATTTGCCGGAAGAAAGCAGATTTACACCATGTTGACCGTGTTGGAATGGGTCGGAACAGGGATGATATGTGCCACATCGGCATGGAGGCGCTTCCGTTATGCAGGGAGCACCACATGGAGGCGCACCAGCACGGTGACAGAGCGTTACTGGACAAGTACCACCTTGAAACAATTACGATAGACGAAAGGATTGCCAAAAGACACAGCATTGGCAAAAAGGAGAAAAACACATGAACAAACTGACGATTATTGGGAACCTTGTGGCTGATCCTCAGATGCGAACCACCCAGAGCGGTATCAATGTATGTACGTTTACAGTAGCGGTCAACAAACGGCAGAAGGGCGATGCGCAGGGAGCTGACTTCTTTCGCGTGAGCGCATGGAGGAAGCTGGGCGAAAACTGCCAGCGGTTTCTGACCAAGGGCCGCAAGGTGTGCGTGGTTGGGGAAGTAAGCGTGAGCACCTATACCACGCAAAATGGCGAAACAAGGGCTAGCATGGGTATCAACGCGCAGAACGTGGAATTCCTTTCAGGTGCAAACGAACAGCACAGAGAGGCGGTTCAGGAGCAGCCAGAGGCATTGGGCAACGGGTGGCAGGAAGTGGACGACGATCTGCCGTGGGAGTGAGTGTATGGGCAAGATGATCGAAGTATCGAGAGCAGAGCATGAAATGCTGGTTGCAGCTTATGCGCAGGACGGATTAACGATTGCAAAACTGGAAAAGGAACTGGCACAGGCAAAAAGCGCTATCAAGCGGCTGCTGGTTCTTTCAGGGAATATGCTTTGCTGCGATTTCTGCGAGTGTGATCCGGGATTTTGCAACTGTTGTGAATCGGATGCATTTTGGAACGGGAAGGGCGACGATGAAGTACCAGAACAAAAAAACGACGGTTGATGGCATTGAATTTGACAGCCGAAAAGAAGCAAGAAGGTACTGGGAACTGAGCATGCTCGTGCGCTCAGGAAACATCACCGATCTGCGCATGCAAGTCAAATTCGAGCTGATTCCATCACAACGGATCAACGGGAAAGTGGCCGAACGTGCTGTCCATTACATTGCAGACTTCGTATACAAAAACGCGGCTGGCGAAACTGTTGTGGAAGATGCGAAGGGCGTGCGAACAAAAGACTACATCATAAAGCGCAAGTTGATGCTTTACAGACACGGAATCAGAGTGTTGGAGGTGTAACATGAAAAGAATCAAGATTAAACTTCTGCGCGGGATGAACACTGTTAGCCCACAGGTCAATTCTGACTGGATCGATCTCAGGGCTGCAGAAGAAGTGGCGCTGGAAACAGGCGATTACAAAGCCATTCCCCTTGGTGCGGCCATTGAACTGCCGAAAGGATATGAAGCCATCATTGCACCGAGAAGCAGCACATACAAGCACTTCGGCATCCTGTTGGCCAACAGCATCGGTGTGATTGATGAGAGCTACAAGGGCGAAAGCGATGAATGGCACTTTCCGGCACTGGCGATGCGCAATACCGTAATCCATGCGGGGGATCGCATCTGCCAGTTCAGGATCATCAAGCACCAGCCGAAGTTCACTCTGAAATGGGTGAAGCGTTTGAACAACAGAAACCGAGGAGGACTTGGAAGCACAGGGAGGCGATGAGATGCGCAACTGCAAACCGACGCAGGCGCAGCGCGTGCTGGCTTACATTCACGAATATGGAAGCATAACGCAATACGATGCCCTGAAAGACCTTGGCGTGATGAGACTGGCATCGAGGGTGTCCGAGCTGAACAAGAAAGGATACACCATTGTGGGCATGATGGTGGCTGTAAAGAACCGTTTTGGAGAGACCTGTCACGTGAAACAGTACCGTATGGGAAGTGGCGCGGATGGCTGATGTGAAGTGGATCAAGCTTGCAACGGGTCTGCCTGATAACAGAAAAATCAAGCAGATCCGGCGCTTGCCGGATGGTGACACCATTGCACTGATGTGGGTTTTTCTGATGTGTATTGCAGGGGAAACGAATGATGAAGGCATGGTGTACTTCACACCTGAGATACCTTTCACGGACGAAATGCTTGCCGATCAGTTTTCAATTGACATTAATACGATTCGGCTTGGTCTGACCACATTTCAACGCTTCGGCATGATTGAAATTGTCGATGATATCATCTGCCTTCCGTCTTGGGAGAAGTGGCAATCGGTTGATAAGCTATCTGAAATTCGTGAACAGACTCGAAAACGTGTTGCCAAGCATCGCGAAAAGCAAAAACTTTCTGCTGGTAACGTTACATGTAACGTTACAGTAACGCAAAGTAACGCAACAGAAGAAGAACTAGATGTAAGACAAGAGAAGAAAGAGAGGATAGATTATCAGCTTATCGCTGATATGTACAACCGCCTCTGCCCTTCCCTTCCTCCAATCCGTTCTCTGTCTGATGCACGAAAAAAAGCAATCAAGGCAAGGATGAACACCTATAAACTGGATGACTTCAAGAAGGTATTTGAAAATGCGGAAGCTTCTTCTTTCCTGAAGGGAAGCAACAACCGAAACTGGTCAGCAAACTTCGATTGGCTGATCAAGGATACCAACATGGCAAAGGTGCTGGACGGCAACTACTGCGACAGGAACAAGGGCGTTTCCAATCGTGTGAACAGCAATGACTACGACAACGGTGATCAGGTGCCGTGGTAAGGAGAGATACCAATGAACATCGGAATGTTTGCTGAAATTCTTCAGCCTGCCATGAGCAGGGATAACAGCGCACCGGATGACCTGATGACAGAGGATGGGCTTCGGATCTGCGCTGTGTGCGGGGAGAAGAAACAGACATGGTTTGAGGTGGATGGTCTGATTCCCAAAAGCAAGGTGCCGTGCATGTGCAAATGCGAACGGGACAAGCGGGAAGCGGAGAAAGCTGCACGCAAGCAGCAGGAAATGATGCTGCGCATAGACCGCTACCGCAGGGACGGGCTGACGGACGAGCAGTACCGGGCATGCACCTTCGACGTGGATGACGGAGCGGACGAGCATGCAAGCCAATTCTGCAAAGCCTATGTGGAGAACTGGAAGTGGGTGCAGGAGAACAATGCTGGCATCATGTTGTGGGGTGATGTGGGCGGTGGCAAGACCTTCCTTGCTGCTTGCATCGCCAACGCACTGATCGACAAGGGAATTCCGGCCACGATGACCACGATATCAAGGCTGGCGGCAGCAATGACAAAAGATTTTGGCGCAGAGCGCGGCAATGTGCTGTCGATGGTTGCAAATGCTCCACTGCTGGTGCTGGATGACGTAGGAACTGAACGTGACACGGAAACCAGCAATGAACAGGTGTACGAGATCATCAACACACGGTACAAGGCCAAGAAACCGCTGATCGTTACCACAAACCTGACGATGACCGCTATGAAAAATGCGGAAAACGTGACACACAAGCGCATTTATGACCGAATCGTGGAAATGTGTTCGCCATGCAAGGTGACCAGCAGCGGACGAAGACAAAAGGCCGCACGAAGCAAAATGGAACAGATGATGGCACAGTTTGGACTGAACGGATGATTGTATGAAATACAAGACATGCAAAAGCTGCATGTGGTGGTGGGATCTGAACGGAACAGGCGAACGCAGGTGCTATCGCAACATCAGCCCACTGTATAACCAAAAGACAAAGAACGGATGCGCAAAGCACGAGGATTTTTCAAAAACATCAAAAGAATCTGACTGCGAACGTGCGAAAGGGATAACGCGGAAAATGAGGATCAAAGAAATCCGGGAGCTTATGTGCGACGATGGATGGCCAACCGTACATACGAAGAGCAGCCGGCGAGGCGAACCAAATCCGATGGCGTGCGTGGAAGGCGAGAGTATGTGCCTGGGCGGCGTGCAGTACCTCAAGCAGATGAAAGAGGAGGACTTCCGAGAGCTATTGTGCGGCGGGGATTGCAACACATGCAGGCAGCCGTGCAACCTGCGGCGGCTTGCACTGATGCGAAAAATTAAACCAATTGTGGTACGGCCAAAAGCAAAACCAAGAAGGCTCAGTTTTTACGACATGGCGATGAAGCCCTATTGGCTGCGATATCCTGAACGGAGGGAAAAGCATGAAGCAGCGAGTGTTTAACCATTTGTGTGATGCAGCCATGGCGAGAAAACGGTTTCATCCTGCTGCATGCCAGACCTGTGAAAGCCGGTGCGAGTACGGAAGGCAGGCGCTTGACCTGATGGGCATTCAGATGGGCAGGGAGAGCGGGCGGGACGATCTGTTTGAAATGCCGGTTTACGGAAGGGACAGAAAGGCGAACAGGATCATCAGCGCCATCAACAAGCGGAGGGTGAAGTGATGGAGGACACCATGAAGCAGGCTTCTCTCCGCTGGTTGTACGGAGAACTGAGAAAGGCCAAGATTGCGCTTGGAAGGGCTGAAGAAAAGCCGGGAGTGAAGCGTGAAGAACTTGAAGCGCTGGAAAGGAAAACCGCTGTGATTGACTGGATCATTCCGATTGTGATAAGGGAGGAAGACAATGAGACCGATTGATGCTGACCTGCTGAAAGATGGTTTTGAGGAAGACGGACACCTTTCACCGTACATCGAGCAGTACATTGATGCTTGTCCTACGGTGGAAACGCCTGACCAATTCACAATCTCCGATCTCAAAAGGGCGCTGCTGCAGGTGAAGGAGATTTGCGATAACAACCGATGCGTGAATTGCCCGTTCCACAAAATGGACGAAACAAATATTCCGTATTGTCCGATGCATGAAGATGATGACGGAATCAGCATTCATCAGCCTGCGTTTTGGGTTATTAATGACGAGGAGGATGCATGATGGCTTTCTGGTGTAAAGGCAAGAAAGATTACTGCGACAAAGGAAATTGCGATAACTGTGAGTTTGAAGATGGTTCCGGCGGGTTCGAATTGGGCGAGGACGAAGAGGGCATTTTTATAAACCAGTGGATCAGCGTGAAGGATAGGTTGCCGGAGCTTGAACAAGATGTGCTTGTTTATGCAGTTGGAAAAGGAGATGGCTTTACAGATTTTCATATCGTCATATCTAAACGATATGTGTTTCGTTTGGTTTCAACTAGTAGTGGAATCGAAGAATGGCAGGCTCCTTGGCCGTATTTCAACAGAAACTATGAAGTCACCCATTGGATGCCTTTGCCCGAAGCACCGAAGGAGGAAAGTTAATGTGGTTTGCTCTTCTATTGATGAATGTGATTCCAACAGTGTGCCTAACACTTCTGGCTATTCATTTCGATAAATGGTGGATCGTGCTGTTCGCTTTGTTGTTTGGCTTCTCTTACAAGAAAAATGATGATACGGAGGATGATGCAGAATGACACAGGAACAGCGTGAAAAGCTCTGCGAAATTATGGGGATGATCGATGGTCTGACGTGGGGCGTTGAGGATCAGCAGATTAGCGAAGGGTTTTGTGGTGTAGTGGAAGATCTGGCAAAACTGTTGGAGGAGGATAGAGAAGATGCCGTGCGTAATGCCTGAAATGCCCTATTGCCCGGCATGCCCATATGGACACATCGTCCGTTCGTGGGACGATCCAAGCTCCGAAAGCTGGGAATGCCTTTGCACAGAAGAAAACAAAAAGTGGTTTGAGGAGGATCGGAAGGATGTTTAAGCTCAGGGACTGCCCGATTTGCGGAAATCCTGTAGAGATCAAAATCGTCTTGAGGGAATATGGATTTAACGGTGTTGTAATACAATGCCCAAATTGCCGTTGTGAGCTTAAGGACGGAAACTGTGCTGAACAGATTCACGAGGAAGGAATCTTTGCAACTCCGATTACTGAACATTCTTTGAGTGAATGCCTGTATAGAGTCATCAGAAGGTGGAACCAACGTTCACAAAGAGCAAACGAACAGGATATTGGAGATGAAATGTGCACGGATGCTGACGAGTGGAAGGAGCGCAGGAAAGATGAAAACGCCTGACCTGAAGCCCTGCCCGTTTTGCGGATATGAGAATCCAAAGATGACAGAAAAGCGCAGCGGGAACAATGAACGAACGGGTGATATGTTCCAAATCCTGTGCGGCAAATGCAAGGCAAGAGGCCCTATATTCACGGCGCGATATTCCAGAACTGGCGATTTTGGAAGGCATCACTATAAAGCTGACGCATTTGCAACGGTAGAAGCTCAACAGAAAGCTATTGAAGCTTGGAACAGGAGGGTGACGGATGAAAACTGCCAATCGTAAGAAACGAAAATATATCCGCAAATGCGGCATATGTGGTGACCGCCATGATCAGTCGCATATGATACGAACCATCAACTCCCCCAACGGATGGATTTGTATGGAGTGTCATGGAAGGTTGCATCCTGAATACGATATTGAGGAGTGGTGACGGATGTTCACACAGGAGAAAGTTGACCGAAAACTCCAAGAAGCGTATGACCACATAAAGCCTTACATGAAAGAGCAAAAGTCTCTTTCAGAACTGTGCAAACAGTGTGAAGGTTGGATGGGCGGCTATCATGATTACGAAGAATGCCGGGACAAAATGTGTTTCAAATGCTGGCTGGCTATGGTTTACCTTGAATGGGAAACGTCCTACGAGTAAGGGAGGGTGACGGATGAAAACGCCTGATATGACAAAAGAAAACAACTTCGTATTACGGGAAGCCGCAAAAGCGGCATGCGATGGCTATTATACGCATCTTCAGAATGGCGGAAAAGGCGATCCGGCAGAAGAACGATGGATTGATGCTCTGTTCGCTGGTGCTGATGCGATAGCACAGGTTGTTGTGCTTGAATCCCGCCTTGCTCAGGTCGAGCGGGAGAGGGATGCGGCCATCCACGATTGCGCAATGTTCCCATGCAGGACGTGCTTAAACGAAGGAAAAGCCGCAGTATGCTACACGTGTCATGGGATTAATGGACATGGACAAGTTAATTACGAATGGCGCGGCGTTTGCGAAGAAAAAACGAAGGAGGAAACAAAATGATCATTATTCCAGAAATCAAAAAGATTGCAGCTGCAAATGACAAAAGAAACCGCTTGGCGCTCGTCGTTGACGAAAAAATTGATGCAGACGGAATGGACTTTGAAAGGGCGTATTTCGTAACGGGCTGCAAAGAAAAAACGGCCATCTTTTCCAAAACGGGCATCAACTCGATAGAGACGGCCTTTTAGATGACATGTACTATTGCGATCAGCACGCAGGGGTTTGTGAAGATGATTATTTCGGAATACTGTATTTCAAAACCAATGTTCCCGGCCAATTTGTAGCAGTACCGTTTGAATGCTGAGGTGTTTATGATGCGTGAGATCATTTTTAGGGGAAAGCGGGTTGACAACGGGGAATGGATCAGCGGGGATCTGCGTCACTGGCGGAATGGAATGGTGGGCATCCACAATGATGCGCTGGGATGCACAATGGTGGTCGTTCCTGAAACGGTTGGGCAGTACACGGGGCTGAAGGACAAGAACGGAAACAAAATCTTTGAGGGCGACGCTGTAAGAAGCGTTGATGGGCAGATTGGTTGCATCGCGTTTCTGCCGCAAGAAGCCGGATGGGTGATTGTATGGAAAAAGTATGACAGCCGAATGGGGCACAGATCGAGAGGGAGCAACTATGATTCAGACTGTACACTTGAGGTCATCGGCAAAATCCACGACAATCCTTAGCTGATCAACAAGAAAGGATGAGTAAGAATGAAACTAGCAGTTGACGGCGTGATGGTCACTGTCCACAACGGAACCATCACCGAAGAAGAAGCACTGGCCTATGTGCAGCGCGGACGGGAACAGTACAGTGAACACCTCACCGAGATCATTGCAGAGATCGATCCGCAAGATCCGGAATTTATCAGCATTGAATACAAATGGTCGTGCAAGCCTTTCCACCGGCTGCGCAGGATCACCGGCTATCTGGTCGGCTCGCTTGGAAGGTGGAACAACGCAAAACGTGCGGAAGAGCATGACCGCGTGAGACACAGAGCGGATTAAGGTGCACAAATGGCAAGAGAGGTGGAGAAGATGGGAAGGCAGTGCGGGAACGACGCACGGAAAGCGCGCGTTATCTGCCCGTTCTATCGGAGATTCGGGCAGGACGGGCGAACCATTGTTTGTGATGGATTGATTGAGCGCAACGAGATCTGCATGCACTTTCAAACAAGAGAGGATTTCGACACCTATCTGGAATATGCGTGCAACCAATACTCATACGCCCTGCGGTGCCCAATCGCAGGAATGTTGGCAGATGAATAACAGCGAGACGGCTTGCCTGAACGGCTGGCCGTTTTTTCATTGTCCAGCGGGAGAAATCATGGGTGGAAAGTTGCTACTGTAGTGCCGGAGAGGAGGCATTGCGGTGGACGAAATATGGCTGCAGGCCAAAAACGACTATATATGCGGCAAAGGATCACTGCCGAAACTGGCGCAGAAATACGGTTTGAAAATTGATGCGCTGAAAAAAAGATCCGCTGCGGAACATTGGAAGGCTGAACGAGACCGCACCACCATTGCACTGAATGAGCAGACGGTGCGCAAAACGGTGCGGAAAACAGTGCAGAAGACTGTGCAGAAAGTTGCTGAAAGGGCATCCCGCCCAGAAGGGGACAGACTTGCCAGACTGATGGCCATCGCCGACCAGATGGCCGCAAAGCTGGAACAGGCCGTGAACGAGCTTGGCAGGGAACAGCGCGTAAAAAAACTGAAACACAGGGTTTCCAAGCAGCTGGAGGACGAGAACGGCAAACCGTACATCGACGAGTGGACGACCGAAACGGATGAAAGCTGGCTGGAGGATGCGCAGATAAACAGGTATGCGCTCAGGCAACTGGCTGCAACGCTGAAGGATCTGCAATCGATAGTTGCCTATGCAAACGGAGACGGCGAAGAGCAAAAGGAAATCCGCGTGGTGATTGAAGGGGACGACGGCGGTGATCTGAGCCAATGATCGAGCTGAGGATGCAGAGGCCCAACCAAAAGCAGCTGCTGTTCTTTAAGGCGGTGAAGAAATACGTTGCTTTTGGCGGTGCACGCGGAGGCGGGAAGAGCTGGGCCGTGCGGTGGAAGGCCACCCTGCTGGCGCTCAAATATGCAGGAATCAAGATCATGATCGTGCGCCGGAGCTATCCGGAATTGAGGCAGAACCATATCGACGAGATGCGGCAGATGGTGCCAAGAGAGATTGCCAGATACAACGACAGCAAGAAGGAACTGCGATTTGAAAATGGCAGCGTGATCCTGTTTCGATACTGCGAGAGCGAGAAGGACATGGACAGGTATCAGGGCTTGGAAGTGGACGTGCTGTTTGTGGACGAGGCCACACAGCTGGAGGAAAAGGTATTCCAGATGCTCAGAGCCTGTGTGCGCGGCGTAAACAACTTTCCCAAAAGAATCTACCTGACCTGCAACCCCGGCGGGCGCGGCCATGGCTGGGTGAAGAGGCTGTTTGTGGACAGGGCATTCAAAGAGGATGAAGATCCGAGCGAGTATGCCCCACTGATCCAAGCGCTGGTGACGGACAACAAGGCGCTGATGGCCTCCCAGCCGGACTATCTGAAGCAACTGGATGCACTGCCCGGCAAGCTGAAGGCGGCATGGCGATACGGCGACTGGAACATCTTCGAGGGGCAGTTCTTTGAGGATTTCGTGGACAATCCGAAGCACTATGCGGACAAGCGATGGACGCATGTGATCGAACCATTCACGCCGCCGAAAAGCTGGAAGCTGTACAGATCATACGACTGGGGATACGCAAAGCCATTCTCCTGCGGATGGTGGGCGGTGGATCATGACGGCAGGCTGTACCGGATACTGGAATATTACGGCTGCGTGAAAGACAGCCCCAACGAGGGTTTGAAGCTATCGACCGCAGAGCAGTTGACG